TTAAAATCCTTCGTCCATTAGCTCGGTAGCCTTCTTATCTGACACGCCGTTTTCTTCTTCAATAAGATGGACGTAGGTGTTAACGGTCGTTTCTAGTTTCTGATGTCGAAGGCGATGTTGAACATAGGGAAGAGACTCATGATTTAGGATAAGAATCGAAGCGTGTGTGTGCCTCATGGCGTGTGTTGTAACTTTGTTGATCTTTAGACGGGTACAAATACGTCCTAGCTCTTCGTTTGCATTCCCATTGCCCACTATTTTTCCTAGTTTGGACCAAAATACGAGGTTCTTAGGATTCTTCATTTCGTGTAATTCTAAATAATCTTTCTGCGTGCTACGATATCTCCTCATAAAACGACAGTAGGCGGGTCCTATGGTTATATCTCCATCGGCCTGTCCATTTCCCTTAGTTGGACGAAAAGTCTGTCTACGGGCGTCCCACTGCTGTTTAATGTGAACTATTCCATTATTCAAATCCAAATTATCCCACGTTAGACCAGCAACCTCCTCGAACCTAGTTCCAGTTTCTAGTTGAAACAGCATCATTAGCATAGTCATGTGATCATAATCAGCCGTTTTAATGAGGTATTTACGCAGCTTCTTATAATCGGACAACGTCAAATACTTTTCCTCTACGGGCTTAGGAGGGCGCCCAGTGACGTGTGCCTTGTAAGCAAAGTCTCGTTTTAGAATACCATCAGCTACGGCGTCCTTGATTGCAGTGTGTACTTGTTGATGAAGCTTGTGAGATGTGGCAATTCCATGACTGCGGCCAAATTCATTCAGAAACTTCTGGTAATCTGGACGTTTAATTGCGCTCATAGGTTTATCCTTAAAATATGCAGAGACGTGACGCCAGTTGCCCATATATAGCTCATGAGTATGACGCGATACACCGTCAGTTTTGTAAATTCTTATCCAATCAAGAAAGTAATGCTTTAGACTCTCGGTACTACGTGATAAGTCAGCACCTTCCAGCAGAGCATTCTTAGTTTTAGTTTCCCACTCAACAGCGTCAGTTTTGCGCTTTTCTAAATGAGTAACCGACTTATAGTTACCGTCATTATCTTTGTAAGAGACACGGGCTTGCCATTTACCATTATTAAGTTTGGTTACTGACATGTTTTATTCCTCCCAACTGGAAATAACAATAGGTTGATATTCCCAAACGTATGTTCTTTTTAACTCAAAATATATACCCCTTTCAGGGGCATATGTTTTACACTTAATAAAAGAGATACTAAAACTTGCTGCTGGTAAATTTTGATAATGAAACGATTTCAATGTTATTATTTTTTGAACACATATATTGTTCAACCTTTTTTGCGAATAGGTTATACGCTTGTTTATTGGATGTCTCAGAGGCGTCATTAACAACAATTTTTATCCTACTTATATCAAAATTGTTGGTAGCCTCATCTAAATCGTATAAAGCGCTTTTGATTTCCTTTGCCATTGTGGTTGAATGTGCATAATCGAATGAAATTACTTTAATAAAATAATCGCCAATTTGAAAATCAAATAATGATTTATTATCAAAGTCACTAGGAATATCTGGTTTACGCTGTATGTGTTTAAAACCAGTTAAGCGCAGTTGTTTAGACAGCAGACGTCGTACCTCCTGAGCAGTGATACGTTCAGATTTAGGGCGATCGTAGTAAAGATAAGTTTTTATTAAGTCATTTATGTCAGCAACATAATCTGAATCAGATGTATACATGGTATTAACAGCATCAAATTGAAATTCATTTGAGTAGTCATTGGTTTGCTGGCGAAGAAAGTCAGGATTGGATAGTACTTCATTGTTTAGCATAACGTTAGCACTAAGCTCATTATTGATAGAAGTTGGATAGTCAAATTCATAATGAAAAGAATCCATCATTAACTTAAAAAACTCCTTGTCATATTCATCATCAAAACTGGATAATCTGTTGGTTGATTTTATAGATTGAAATCGAGAAATTTTCATTTCTGGAATATGGAAAACTACACCAACGTTAATTGATTCTCTTCTTATGGGGCTTGGAATATATTTTAATACTGAAAAATATAACTTGAATTCTGCCATTATCAATTTGCCTCCTTTCTAACATAGACATTTAATGCGGCAATTATATCATCTGTGTGTTTAAACTGGTAGCAAATGAAATCAAAAGCTGCTGTTTGCTCTGCCTTTGATATTCTCCAATCAGTTGGAATATCAGTAAAGGCTTCGGTTATTTGTTCCACAGTTATTTGTTTGGCTAAGCGTCTAATTTTATCAAAGGGATATTCTACTTTAGTTTGGATGATTTGTCTAATCATTTTGTATCCAGACTGATCCAATTGATCCAATGTGCATGGAGGGATTCTCATATCTTGTGACAAACTTACCGCATTCCAAATACTAGCTAATCTAAAGATATTACTGTTATCTATAATACATAACTTTCGTAATTTCCGGTCATAGAACCAGTTTCCAGGATTCTCACCGCGATCAGTGTTCATTACTAATTGATCGAAGAAAAGAATTCCACCAAAATCGTCACTATTAGTTGCTGCATTAAAAATAATAGGGTTCATACCAGGCGATCCATTTAGATATTCGGAGACAAACACGGTACCTGGGATGAAATGGAGGTCGTCAAGTGATCTATTGTTACTAATAGTTCGTTGAGAAAGACGAGCAAGGGACGTATTAGGAGCAGGAAGTTCTAATAATGTAGCGATACGTGAGCCTATAAGTTCATTAAACAAATATTTATCACTGGAAGGTTCGTTGTTACGACATTTCATTATGTACTGCTTTTGATCATTGCAAGTAACAAGAAATGGACATCTAGTACCGGCTTTTGTCTGTTCCGTGACGGAATCTATTTTTAGCAACAAAATATCCCCCCTTTTAATAGTATTTTCACAAGTATTAGTGTTAAGTGTGGATTATTAAATAAACAAAGCGAGTGACGGGAATCGAACCCGCGACTACAGCTTGGAAGGCTGTCGTTTTACCACTAAACTACACTCGCATAAGAGCCAACAATGGGTTTTGGTCGGCTCAACAGTTAATTAGAATGTACCTACAATTATTTTTGCTTAAGACGATCAACCATATCTCTTTCCATTCCTTGGATTATGCGGTCATATTCTTTCCTTGAGTAGCTATCTTTTGTAAGATAAACGAAAGCATACAGATTAATAAAAGAGGTTAAGTCATTAGTAATGTTATCTATGAGTTCATATTTCGACATATCTTTATCCATAATCTTACCTTCTTTCTTTCAAAAGTGGGTGGCAGGGATTGAACCTACATAACAATTTCAAACGAGAGAGAAGGGCTGAAATCGTTATTCTACCATTGAATTACGCCCACGCGATGTACGTACTAAAGTAAGCGGTAGTATGGGTTATTTGTTACAATGCGAGCGGCAGGAGTCGAACCTACATCTGAAAGTATCTAGTTAGCAATTCAAAGGAGTACTGTTCTACCGTTGAACTACGCTCGCGTGAAATGGACCTTGTTGGGCTCGAACCAACGACCGGACGGTTATGAGCCGTCTGCTCTAACCAACTGAGCTAAAGGTCCGGAAGCTTTGCAATTAAGTGCTATTTATTTTTACTTAATTGTAAAGCGAGAAAACTAATAATCCATTCTGGTAATTTCTGGTTCTGAAGTTAGATAGTCACTGACGTGTGCTAGAAATTTCTGGAAATGAGGGGTGTCATTATGGAAATCCACGGCTTCTTGATCTTTCCAGTGTTCAATAATTTCGTAATCATTATCACTATCTAACTTTTTGAAATGTCCATAGAATTCATTACCAGCTTCTTGTGCTGAATTAATAACAAGTTCATGAATGAAATCTTCATATTCTTTTTTGAGTTCTGGTTTAACATGCAATGCGACGTTGATAATCTTCATTTGAAATTCTTCCTTTGACATTTAGTTTTATTATTCATCATCTGAGTCTTCGATGAGCTCTAGCCAAATGGTTAATGGTTCTGGGTTGAACTCTGGCCACTTCTTCATAATCTCGTAAGCTCTACTCAAAACATGACTTTCGTTTCCTTCTTCTAAGTCTTTAAAAACACTTAAAGCGACGTGGTTATTAGATAGATCGTCCATTAAAATATTTATTTTATGTTGCCATTCGGTAACTAATTTTTGGTAATTTACTAAACGTCTTGCATGCTGAATAGCATAGTCTACACCATTTTCTTGAACTCTTTTAATAAAATCTTCGTACTCTTTGAAGACGGCAGACTGTGCTTGTTTCCAATCTTTAGTAGATAGATCTTCTGATTTTTTCATAAATGGCACCTGATTTCTTACTGCAATTATCTTTTCTGTTGCTTTAATAATGATACAATTTCTGAAAGATATTTTTCCTCAGCTGTTGGAATAGGATCGGCTTTGACATCCTCTTTTTTAGGCATAATTTTATTAATCATTTTGACTAGTAAAAATACCACAAATGCAATAATCAAAAAATTAATGACAGAATTAATAAAGGAACCGTATTTAAAAGTAGCATTGCCAACTTTTAAAACAAGGCTAGAGAAATCAATTTGTCCTAAAAAAACACCTATTAGTGGATTTATTAAATTATTAACCAATGATTTAACGATAGCAGTAAATGCAGCCCCAATAATAACGCCGACTGCTAAATCCATTACATTACCACGTGAGATAAATTCTTTGAATTCTTGAATCAATTAAATATCCTCCTGAAAATATATTCTAGCTTTTAATGACATCCTGACTGGTCAATGTGAGTGGCAGGAGTTGAACCCGCATGGCAATAAGAAATAAGGGAAGGGTATCCCATAAGAAGTTGCCGTTCTGCCGTTAAACTACACCCACGTTTGTAATCAATTAGTGATGAAGCTTTTTATAGAGAAAATATGCAACTAATACTGATATAATTGCCACGAATAATAGCTCAGTGCTCCACTTAATAGAGGACAGGCTTTTTAAAAAATAAGTTAAAGAATTGAACATTGGTGATTCTCCTATGTTTGATTGAGTTAAGAACCTCTATGCGAGCGGCAGGAGTCGAACCTGCATTGGAAGGTAGGTTATGCTTGAATTAAAGGAACCGTTCTACCGTTGAACTACACTCGCATGAAAGCCCATAAAGGGCCAGTTATAAATTGCTATTTCATACCAGATTGAGTTTTACCACTCAATGCTCCATTTGTGAAAGTGACATTAAAGTTTGCGCCTAATCCGCCTTTGACACCTGAAGTATACCCGGCCACGATAGTAGTACTTCCACTAATTAATGATTCATTATAGTAATCAGGTTGCCCCCATTTAGCCGTGAAGTCAGAATACTTCGTACCATTACTGAAAGCGTCAAAATCGGACAACTTAATAGTTTGTTTTCGGGACAGTTTAAATCCTGTAAGGTTTTTATCGTAGGCATGGTTGTCAGTGAACGATACCATTACGTTAGCACCAAATTCTCCAGCAACGTTGGTCCACGTAACGACATCAGTTTTTACGCCGTTAGTCGTATCACTAGACGTAGATTCAGGCTTGCCAAACTTTTGTTTCAGACTGTCGAGTGTATCACCACCTTGTGCGTTGTTCATCAAATCCCCAATTTTAATTGAATCAAATTGAGAGCGGGTAATTTTGCCACTGTTGTCAGTTTTAGTTGATTCTGATTTTTCAGAGTTAACATTAGTTGTTTTGTCAGCGTTATTTGTGGTATTGGAATTGTCTTTACTACCCAAAGATCCACCGAATATTAAAATGACGAGTACTGCTAAAATCCAAAACCAGACTCGTTTATAGAACGGCTTCTTTACTTTATAAGTTCTACCGTCTTCTCCAACAACCTTTTTTGACATTTAAACATCCTCCAATATAATTTATTCCCCAGTAATAATAACTCCCCAAATTATAAGTAACCCCGATCCTTAGCTTTTATCGACTTCCTGTCTGGTCTATAGCAATATTAATTCTTATCATTATTGTTCTGTGTCTGTGCAAGAAGTTCCTTATACTTATTAATTTCTGAGTTAAAACGGTCTGGTATATCTTCATTTGGGTGTAACTTTTTCCAGATGAAAATTCCAATCATTGACCAAAGGCCTGCACGAATTAAATCCTTTAGTTTGAGATGCCCCACTGTCATGAATTTAACGAACTTATTTAAAATCCAGTACATAATAACGATAATAATTATTAACCATGTGAGAATAATAGACATATCTTCCTCCTAGTTATAGTGATAATAATTTCTACGTTGTTTTTGTTTGAGGGTCTGACCGACGTACAGTTGTGTACCAGAGTCTCCAAGACCATCTTTATATACATGAGTGATACCAGTGCTACTATCATCTAATCTATAAAGCATACCGTAATCAGTTTTCCACCCATAAGCCATCCCCTGTGAAGTTTCTATAGACGAATATGCAGAGCCAACGTATTTTTGTAAAGTTTCGACGTCTTTTTGCCCAAAAACTTTAGCAAATGATTTGAGTTCGCTTTCGTTTGCTCTTTTCTTACTAGATTCTTTAGCTTCAGCCTTATCTTTTTTTATAGCGGCTTTATGGATTTTATCAGGAGATCCATCAAACAATTTATCATTTTCAAAATCTAAGTCATCAGATCCGTACATAAGCGTACTTGAGCTCTCGTCTGTAGGCTTCCCCATAATGGAAATTACTTGTGACTTTGTCATGCCAATCTTGATTTTATTAAAACTGTATACTTTTTTCTTTGTTTTCTTAGTGCTAGCTTTATTTTTGCTTGAAGATTTTTTAGCTACAGTCTTCTTAGTGTCACTATTATTCTCGGAAGGCTTCTTTTTGCTGCTACTTGTTTTTTTTAAGGTAGTCTTCTTCGAATTACTTCTTTTGCTGCTTGATTTGTTCGAATGCTTTTTGTTAGAACTTTTATCGGGGCTTTCAATCTTTGACGTACTGATTTTTTTTGAGTGTGCTATCGTGTCCTTACTGCTTGCTGTATTTTTAACTGGATTAGCTATTAATCCTACAATAACAAATAGAAAAGATGCAGCGAGGGCAATCAAGCCATATTTAAAAGATTGTTTTGAGCCGGCGCCTTTAATAAGTTTGAAAATTCCCCGACATATAAAATATATAAATATTAACAATGAGATAAAGAACATTATCTCGGCAAAAGTTTCCATAATTCCTCCAAATTAATTGATATTAATCTCCGTCGAATGGTACCCCGTATTGATAGGACAGTTCTCTGTATGAATAGGGAATATGGCCATTCTCCTCAATAAACAACATTCCCATCAATCCAACTGAAAATTCATCAGCTTCACGTTCAAACTTAGAATGTCCATGTTTAACGGAAGTGTAGTACCCAATCAGCCCTTCATGGAATATAACGTGGCCCAGCTCATGGCCGAGTATGAAATACTGTGTAGGCGTGTGTTTAATAGAATTATTGAGTAGTATGATAGGCTCTTGGTTGTCATAAGCATTTTTACCCAGAGGCATTGCCCCAAAATCACACCATTCCACTTGTATGTTAAGCTTTTCCGCAATTACAAACGGGTCCGCTGTGTGATAACGATTGACAATAGCTTTAACAACATCTTTTACTCTATCCATAAGTACAACTCCTAATCATGCTTGTGGCGTTTCCAGAATATTGTTGCCATTGCCACACGCACTTGTTGTTTTTCTTCTTCAGTAAGATCTTCACCCCCATAGGTCATTGAGCCTTCATTTGCTTCAAGGAAGTCCTTCAGGTCAATAGTATCTTTCTTGGTTGCCCATTTGGGGGTCTTGTTATTACCTAAAAGATAGTCCGTGGTTACACCATAAATATCTGAAATTTTTGTCAACATTTGAAGATCAGGTTCACGTGTACCATATTCATAATTTGCGTAGGTTCCGAGGTTGGATATGCCAAGCTTTTTTGCAACATAAGTTTTAGTCCATCCTTTTTGTTCACGTAAATTAGTAAGCTTATTGCTTAATTCAGACATTTACTTCACCTCTTTGAGTAGATTATATAATAGTTAAACATAATATTTAGGAAAATAAACAAAAAGTGTAGGAAAAGCGTTGACTTACACTTAACGTGTAGTATTATAAAGACTGTAAGTTAAACATAAAGTGTAACGAGGTGATATTAATGAATGTTCCGGTTGTAAAAAAAGACGCCAATTTAGTTCTCAGAGATATTCGGAAGAAGAAACATTTAACTCTCTCAGAATTAGGGCATTCCATGAATTTGCGTTCAGGACAGGCTTTGGCAAACATTGAATATGGGACTAACAAATTGACTTTGGAAAAAGCTTTTTTAGCAGCTAACGCTTTAGGAGTTAGTGTTAACGTTTTTTTACAAGCAAAAGTTAAACAATATGAATAGAATCGGGAATGCCAAAATGAAGCCAATGAAAAGTAAAAGAGCTGCTACCGTAAATAGCAACTCTTCGGATTAAACGTTAATGACTGACAATCTTTACCACTTTGGAGCTGGCAAACACGGTGCCAGGGTCATCATCAGTGAAAAAGAAAGTGTAGTTGTTTAGAAGTTTGGTGATACTTGGCACTAATCCTAGCTTAATATGTTCGTTCAGTTCAAACGGACCATTAATTTCGTCTTTGTTAGGAAAATCGTACGTTATCTTTTCCCAGTTCTTTTTAGAAATTTTTTTAGGACGATCATTAATTGGCGCAGTGCGAATACCCCAAACAAAGTCATGTACGTTTAGCGTTAGTGTTTCACCATCTAAAAAATGAATCGTAGCTGTTAACATTTTTTAACCACCTTTTTAAGTGAGAAGTCTATGGAAATTATTTTTCCACCTCGTTGTAAGGCGGAAAGTCGAAGAAGTCGTGGACACTGATACCGAGGGCAGAACAAAGTGAATGCAATAGATCTACTTTTGGAACACTCTGCCGGTAAATGAAAGAACTCACCGTTGATTGAGTAACTCCTGCTAACGTGGCCAAACGATTAACGGTTAAATTACGCTCGCGCATAAGATCATACAAGCGTTGAATTATTAATTCTGATTCAGTCATAAAAGATCCTCCAAACGTGTTTGCGTTAATCGTAAAACAAATTCATTTAAAAAAGTTACGCTGTTGCGTTGACATTTTACGCAATGGCGTTATAATAAAAGCATAGTTACGCAAATGCGTTAACTCTAAGGAGATGAAAACATGATTGGCTCAGAAATTAAAAAAATTCGTTCCAAGCTTGGCTGGACACAAGCAAAGCTAGCTGATGCTGCGGGCGTATCACAGAGTACTGTAAATACTCTTGAGAACCGAACAAAGCATCCTGATGCTGTAACACTAAATTTACTTGCAAAAGCAATGGGTGTAACTGTGGATGACTTATTAGAACCAAAGGAGGTGGCCAAGTAATGGAAGTCACACAAGAACAATTGCACGAAATGGTCCAATCAGAGGTAAACGCAGCTATTGCCGCCAAAAGCCTAGCACCAGTCAAAGCAAGAAACACTGCTTGGATGGAGCTTAAAAACGATATTTCGAAATTTGCCAACGAGAAGTACGGTAAGAATCCAAAAGCTTATTCATTGTCAGACGCAGTTAAAACGATCATTAGGTTCCATTTAGGTGTGTCTAACGTATATCAAATTAACGAGAGCAACATTGATGAAGCGCGTCGAATATTCGAGTTACTAAAAGCAAATATTTAATTTTCAAAGAACGGAGGAAACAAAATGACACATCTATCACGAACTACATTAATCAATGCACTAGCAAAGGTTAAACCAGAAACACCAAGGGTAATGTTTGAGGCACTAAGCGATAAAGCACTAGATGCTGAATTTCGAGCAGTAACGGCCGAGTATAACGAGCAAGCTAGCCAACTTATGTCAGTTTCATATTAGGAGGTGCGAACATGTCAGATACGATATTGATTCGGCATGAGGCTCCAAAGGGATTCCAATTCATTAGCGAAGAAGAATACGAGAAGTTCCAAGCCTGGAAGCGAGCACAACGTGGTATTCGTACTTGGAAGCTTAAAGATTTGGCCAAGTATAAATACGGAACTAAATCAACCGAACGAGCCTCACGATATTTAACCAAGCATCGTCATGATTTGGACATTGAACAGGGTGGCTTCATTGATTATGTGAATACCCATAACGGCTGGCAGATTCCAGCAGCTGAGATGATCGATTACCTATTAGATCATCCCGATTAATTTAAATTATAAGTGAATTACATGGAAAGGCTATATAAAGCCCTTTCCAAAATACAGAGGTGTAGGTATGAAGAACAAGTTTGCAGAGCAATTGTCATTGGCATTAGGTAAAAATAAAACACTAACACAGCAGCAGATTGCAGATAGGACGCATGTTTCTCCCGGACAATTGTCCCGGTTGAAGAGTGGATCAAGAAGCACTGATCCACAAATTAGGAAGTTGTTAGCAAATGTAATTAACGATTTTTGGCTTAATTATTCTGGTGCTCGTGAGAATTTCGGAGTGCTGTCATTTCAGAATGACAGGCGTCTAAAGGGTGATATGTTCTCAGCCCTAATGCGTCAGAAGAAAGAGCAGCAAGAACGAGAGGCAATGGAAGCCGAGTTTGAGAACGCTATTGCGATTAACCCAAATGATCGGACACCAGCGCAGCAGCTAGTCATTGAACGTTATCCACGTGAATACGCGGAAGAGATCAGCGCCGAGATAACCGATTTGGCTAAGAAAGCTGAGTATGCCGGTATCCCAATGGATAAATTGCAGGAAGTAATCGATAAAGTCAATCAAGAAAATGGCTAGGAGGAAATAGCAATGATTGAAGGAGCATTAGTAGGCTGCGCGTTAACTGCATTGTGGTTCAAGCGTCATGAAGTTGCTAGTTGGTTTGGAATTTAAGGAGATGAAGACGATGAAATTTACATTCCGGATCGGAAACGTGCTTTACAAACAGATCACAATTGAAGAATTGAATAATGTTTTTGGCACATTTAAGGAGGTCGAACGAATTGGAAGTACGCAAAGTATCGCCAAAGCCTAAATTTGAGTACGAAAAAAGCTGCTCGAGTATTGGAAGTACCCGTGCAGCAAAGACGCTTAATAAATTTATTTTCGATTTTTATTGTACTCCGAAACAGTCACTAAGGCAACGCTTGACACGGAGGTGGGCAAAATGATGCCAGCACAGGCAGATTTAAACGAGCATTGGCAGCAACGTAACGACTCACGCGACTGGGTACTTGACGCAGATAACTATTGCTACGATGGTGACGAGTTCGGCAAGGCACAGTTGTTTCAAGATTACATCGATAACAATGACTTTAAGCAGTGGGCGACTGATATGCAGGCCGATATGTTAAGCGCCATTTGTATCGTCACTTTCGGTTCAACTGACGTGAGCGTGTTGTATCCAGATCAAGGTGAGGAGCCTAATTGGCAATGGTTGATTGATGTGTTTGGTCAGTCTCGTCTATGGGACGAGCTACTGGCACACATCGACACGGATACGATGATGACACGTCTGGGCTATCACTGGGTATCAGAGGAGGAAGAAGCATGAGTAATGAGTTAGTTACGATGGTTAATAACAATATTGAGGATATGAAGAATAATGAAGGCTTGTCATTACCACCTGATTATTCAGTAGGGAATGCATTAAACAGCGCGTATCTGATTTTGAGCGATACCACTAAGGGCCAACCATTACTTGATAAGTGTGACCAAGGATCAGTTATCAAGGCATTGATGAACATGGCAATTCAAGGATTGAGCCCAGCTAAAAACCAATGCTATTTCATTCCTTATGGCAACCAGTTAGTCATGCAACGCTCCTATTTTGGCTCAATTAGCGTTGTAAAGCGTCTTTCAAACGTTAAGGATATTCAGGCACAGGTTGTCCACAAAGACGACACGTTCAAGATTGGTGGTGAAAATGGAGTGTTGGTGGTTAAAGAGTTCGAGCCAAGCTTTGAGAACCTAGATAAGCCAATTATCGGGGCCTTTGCATGGATTGAAGACATCAACAGGAACCGGACATACACGGTTATGACAAAAAAAGACATCGACACCAGTTGGAGCCACGCTAAGACGAAGAAGGTTCAAAACGAGTTCCCAGAAGAGATGGCTAAACGGACTGTAATTAATCGAGCTGCAAAGTTCTACATTAACAGTTCAAGCGACAACGATTTGTTCGTGCAAGCAGTTAACGAAACCACTAGCAACGAATATGAGAATGACGATAGAAAAGACGTAACACCGACTAAAAGGTCATTAGAAGCTGATGTAGCAGAGAATAAAGCCGAGAAGGTAGAATCTGCCGAACCAGCTAAAGAACCCGTTAGAACGGCTGTAAAGGAGGCATCAAGCAATGATCAAGAACCTGTCAAAGACGAAATCGACCAGCAAAACCTCTTCGACAACCTCGGAGACCTTGACGCCAGCTAACTATTACGATCGCTGGACAGATCAATCATTTATGTCAGCAACATGGTTCAAGAAGTTTTTAGCCTGTGAAGCAGAAGCGTTAGCCGAGCTTACTGGTAAATGGCAACCTGTCCGTGACGCTAAGGCCTTAGTAGTTGGCAATTGGCTTCATAGTTATTTTGAAAGCAAGCAAGCACACGAAAAGTTTAAAGATGAGCATCCAGAATCAATTTCAAAACGCGGTCCTACTAAAGGGCAACTAAAGAGTGATTTTAAGGTCGCTAATGCTATGATTCAGTCGCTTACTAATGATCATGACTTCAATTTACTATATCAAGGCGATAAGGAAGTAATTGTTACTGGTGAAATCGGTGGTTATCCCTGGAAGGGCAAGATTGATTGCCTCAACTTGAAACAAGGCTACTTCGTTGATCTAAAGACGACCGCTGACATATACAAGGTGTATTGGAATCCAGAAACTCGTGAGAAAGAATCGTTTGTATATGCGTATAACTACCCACTTCAGATGGCAGTCTATCAAGAGTTGATTAAGCAGCAATTTGGCGTGACGTGCAAACCGTATATCGTGGCAGTAAGCAAACAGGATCCACCAGACAAGCAGGCTATTGATTTACCGGAGTACCGACTTACTAATGCTATGGACCAGGTATTGGAATCTCAACAGCATATTCAAGATGTCATTAAAGGCGAAGCAGATCCTATCCAATGCGGACATTGTGCTTATTGTCGTAGTACCAAAAAGTTAGAGAGTGTCGTTAGTGCAGACGACTTACTCATGGATTGATTAAACAGAATTGGCTTGAACAGCAGTGACTGAATCCACCGAGCGGGTGAGAGGCCCATTAATAAGGACAGGAGGTGCGAGATGAGTTATTTAAAAAGATACCGAGAAAAAAAGAATCTTACTCAAAAGCAAATGGCTGTTTTATTAGGATATTCATATTCGCATTATGTAAAGATAGAAGATTCATTTAGCGAGCCATCTGTTAAATTTTTAAGAAGTTTAAAGACAGCTTTCCCTGATATTGATATGAATGAAATGATAAAAAAATCTCTATCAAGCAATCAATAGGAGATCCGCTTGATAGAGAGACACATTAAAACTTGCAAGGTTGCCTATTACAGCCTATGACAACATTCGGTGTGTCGGTCCATGCTGGTTGCCATTAGCATAACTCAAGAAAATAGAAATCAAAAGTCCATCCAATTTACCGCTCAAGTTCTCTCAGAAGTGCAGACTCTGCTTAAGGTTCGACCCAAAAGGAATCTTGCAGTGACGATGCTGAAATTGATCCTCATAAATTGGCAATTGATGAACTATTTGGTGCTAGTGTTAGCCGTCACGTATCGTATCACATTGGCTTGTGAGTTGAAGGTGTTTGTGAGTTTAACTATTTAAGATCAGCATTGTTCAAAAATTTGGCCAAAGCGACCACTCCTTAAATAATAGGAATTTAAACAACATATTAATTATATATAACTTTCCTTTATAAGGAAAGTTAAAAAGGAGGGACGAATTTGGATTACTTCAAACAACGACGAGCGTACCGTAATTTTAAAATGTATGAAGCGAGTGTCTCTAACGGCCAAAATAATCTGTATCGCGAGTTACTAGACTATGCGAACGACGAAGGTAAGTTGGACGTTCAGTTTCGCATGAAAAATTCGGCATTACTCAGTCTGACAGGACTATCCGAACCCGGCCTCGATAAAGCACGCAACTCATTAGTGCAACTAGGACTAATTAAATACGTTAGAGGCAAGAAAAATGTGAAACCACCTGAATATCGCATTATTAATTTATATAGTAGGTCAGCTGGTTACCCAACCAGTAACCCAACTACAAGTCATAAAAGTAGGTCAACTGGTTTAGATGAAGTAGGTCAACCGGTTGGGCAAGGTGGAGGTCAACCAGTAGAACATAAAGAACTTACTAGTACTGACCCTTACTTGACTGATACTGACTCTTATGATGATGACGAGGGCGTGACGCGCGAGCAGGTCATTAACGATTGGACCAACCTGTGGGGATTTCCAAATGGTATTGCTCGTCCCGAAATTGATGAATGGCTGGAAGAGTTCAAGCCTGAGGTGATTGCCTATGCAATTTGGGTTGCTGGAGAACATCAGATTGGATCTAATGCATGTTTGAAATACGTTCGTGCAATTGTTGCGGGTTGGAAGAAACGAAATATTACGACGTTAGAGCAGGCTAAAAAGGCCGCTGCTAATCATGACGACCGCATGAAGAGCGAAAGAAAACCTAGTGGCTATTCAAAGCCACGCCGTAAAGAAGTTACGCCAAAGTGGATGCAAAACGGCGCTTCTCAGGCGGCTTCTAAGCCAAATTCAAGTGATAACCAGCAGGACGATATGAGTGACGAGGATTTTCTAGCGCTCATGAACAGTCAGGAGGAAGCTAAATGAATTGGGGTAATCAATTAGTCAATTTAGCCGCTAACCATGCCTATGAACCGGCCGCGTTGCATTGGACTAAGCAGCATATGAAGCGGCATTTAAAGGCCGGTGGTAGTGCGCAAGATGAGGTGTGCGCTCATGAGTACAAGCTATTTGCACTCGAGGTTTTAATTATTGAATATCAGCGGGATGGCTTAAATTTTGATTTGGCCCAATGTTGGGGTAAGCCAGCCGAGTATTTTATTGATCTAGAGCAAGCTAGACAAGGATTGCAAACGGAGGTGAGCGCATGACTGAAACACAGGTGCTAGTAATTAACGCTGATCTACCCGATATCGATCACCCACTAGCAATCGGGCCAGAACCGGAAATGTTTAAGCTCGCGCAACATAACTACAAATCTGGTGAATGGCCGTTTCCGGTTAGACTGGTTAAGCCTGGGACTAATGTACGCAGTGATGAAGCCTACTTAGCTAGTATGTTACCAGATCCCCAAGCTGAAGAACGTGAGCAAATTAGAGATATTCGCCGTGCTCATCGTGATGGTAACCATACGATAAGGGCGTTGACCGATGAGACTGGCTATATTAGTCAGCGGGTTAGCTATCTAGTGCACAAGTACAGTTTGCCGTTGCGGAACGGCTACTGGCGTGCTGAAAAGTACGACAATCCCAACGAAATTATTACTGGACAAACAGTTGATTTGCTAGGTGATAAGATCGGCGCCCCAGCTAGATCGATAAGGCAAGCAAGCTACTCAAATGGCATTGTCTGTGGCTACTACATTAGCCGGGTGCCGAAAGTATGAGCAAAGTAGTGATTAAGGGCGAACTACCTAGCTTAAATGAGTACATCAAGGCTGAACGGGCCAACAGATACGCCGCAGCTAACCTAAAGAAGCGGTACACGGCCTTATGTAGTGTGTATGCCAAGGCTAGTCGGAATTCTGGAGTTGAATTCAGTTGGCCTTGCAAGCTTAAATTTACGTGGTACACGAAGAACAACCGAAAAGATGCGGATAATATCGCGTTTGCTAAAAAGTTTGTGCTGGACGGCTTTATGAAGGCTGGGCTTTTAGGCAACGATAATCGAAAGCACATCACAGGATTCCAGGACGAATTTGCCGTTGATAAACGAAATCCTAGAGTAGAAATAGATGAAATCACGGAGGACGAATAATCATGATTGATATGAAAATTGGACAGTATCATCTGACTAGTGACAAATACGAAGTTAAGGTTAACAGGATGTCATTAGACAGCCATGGGCATCCGGTAACTAGCTACGATGAAAAGTCTGGTATTAATCGGCTAGTAGAAGCACCCTTAGCACACTGTAAAAACGTCGAGGACGCATTGCACTGGCTTCGTGGGTATTTAATCCGGACTGGTAGTGAGCACATTAAAACAGTGGATCAGTTAGCCAGAAAGAGTCATGAAATTGAACGACAGTTTGACACGTACATTAAAGAGTGTGTACCGGAAGGATTATGAGCTATGTCCGGAAATGCTAAAACGTATCGGGATTTATTTCAAGAAATATATGAAAAATATGGTATTCAAACTACAACACAATTTCACATCAATCCAGATAAACAGATAAGTGAAGAGAAATATCAAGAAGCTTTAAAAGCTTATTCAATTTTACCAGCAATATTTGATGATACCTTTGGGAGGGACGAAGATGCCTAAACACACTAAGAAACGTTCAACGATTAAACGGAAGCACCGGCGCATGAAGCAACACGCCGAAGCAAACAAAAAGCCGCCCGTTAAGGCGACCAGTCACGGGACCACTCGAATGACCGTTGTAAGTATAACATAAAAAAGCGCTGCCATCGCTGACCGCGCTACAACTAATTCCGAATAAGTTAATTATAGCATACGAAAGCGGAGGGGCGCATGATGGGCGAACAGCAAGTTATTTCAGATGAAATTTTTCCACCAATTGACCAGGAGAAAACAATTAAACAGGTGCGGCGGTTCCTGGATAAGAAGTTACCGCAAGCAGTTCGGGCGTCCGGCCATTCGGTCGCTGATCTTAAATCGCCTAGCATGGATGGCATGCCTAAGTCGGCCCCAGCTCGTAATTCGGCCGAGGATCGGATTACACGCCGCCTGTATGCAGAGCAGATTGTCCGACAGACTATTCAGGCCATGGCTCGCTGTGATCATGAGTGCCAGGAGATATTAGATCGGCTATATTTGCAAGGTTACAGTGACACGATGTGCTACATGGACATTGGCTACAGCAAGACTCAGTATTTTGACCGCTGGAAGCCATTGGCAATGCTGCAGTTTGCACAGAGCTATTACCTAGAAGACCTGAATATTTACCAAAACCGAACTCAAACCGGACTTTAACCGAACTTTTTCCGAACTCAAGCCGGACTTCATAGCAATAAATTGGTGGTAAATTAGTAGTATCGATAATTGGTTAGGGTGACAAATAAACGTTTTTCTGATAGCTCTAATTGATTATTATTGTGGCCTTAGCTCAGTTGGTAGAGCACCTGACTGTTAATCAGGTTGTCGCTGGTTCGAGTCCAGCAGGCTACGTTAGACGGGCACAGATGTACAGTTTGTGTTGCCTCCTTGATTAAGTTGATATGATGGCCCGCCTATTAAGCAGATATGATCTAATTGGCAAGATGGCGGTCTCCAAAACCGTCTATGTTGGTTCAAATCCAGCTATCTGTGTAGCCGGCGGATTTATAAGGGGTGATGCGCTCCTCTCTGCCGCCGGCATTAGTCTTCGTGTTTAATGTCGGCCGTTGAATGCGAGTATCGCTGTGGGCTAATTGGTAAGCCACAATGGGATGTAGGTTCGAGTCCTACCAGCGATATTGCTATGTGATACAGCACCCAATGGGAGTTGACCGCATAACGCGTGCTTGTGGCGGAATAGGTAGACGCATAGTCAGACGCGAGTAACGGGTGTTGGTTGACAACCAGTATGTCCACACATCATGTAGGGTGCAAATCCCTACCAAGCACATTAAACGCGTCCGCGGCACCAAAACGGGAAATCTCCAAACTGCTCTCGCTTATTGGCGGGAGTTTTTGTATAGTTAGATTAGTTTGGAGGAATAAATTATGAAAGATATCATAAGTTTTATAGTTTGGGTTTGGAATAGTACTTGGATTTGGAAAATAGCAACGCTTCTAACTTCATGGTGGGCAATTCATCAAACTAGTAAAGCCAGTAAGCGCGCCTATAAAAAGAAGACTATTGTTGAGATATCTTATGCCATTATGTCTACTGGTGACGAGGTTGTGCAGGTTAGTGCTGTAAATGATGGAAATATTGATGTGAATGTTACTGTCCTTGGGATAACCGATAAAAAAAGTAAAAAGAATGCGTTTATACCCAATGAGTCAGATGTTTTGAAAGAGTCGATGCTACCTAAAAAGCTTTCAACTGGTGACCTTGCAAGACAAGCATTGGCTATTCGCCCCCTATTAGAAAGCATTCAGGGTGTAATGGACTTGACTCAACTATACGGCTTTGCAGAGTTGAGCACTGGTGAAAAAATTTATAGTAGTAAGACGTTTAATTTAGAAAAATTTTTGAAATAATGTTTAAAATCAATAAGAAAGCAAGGTGTGGTGGTATGAAATGGCAGTAATGATACACAGCAAGTACGGATACGAGCCACCTGAATGGGTGCAGGCTGATGCCCGGCTAGATAAGTGGTGCAAGAATAGAAAGCGTCGTGCTAAACAGCATGGCGCTTTTAGTTTGGAAAACAAAGCTAAGCCGGTATATCAAGCTTCACAGGGTGATGGATTTAAATTGGGAAATAAAGGTTAATTCCAAACCCGTCGATTTCGACTGGTTTAAAAACGGAGGTGTGGTGGTATGTAATGACAGAAAAGTATGAGCAGGCTGAACAAGACTATATGGCTGGTATGAAGTACAAGGACATTGCTACTAAGTATGATGTTAGCTTAAATACTGTCAAGTCGTGGAAGGGCCGTTATGGCTGGCAACGTGGCAGTGCTAAAAAGAATGCACCCACTAAGTCAAAAAGGGTGCACACAAAAGCCAAAAAGGGTGCACCTAAAATAATCGATGAACTAGAGGCAAACAGTGAGCTTACAGATAAGCAGAAACTGTTCTGTCTCTTTTATTTACAACGATTTAATGCAACATGGGCATATCAGCGAGTCTATAAATGTAGTTATGAGACGGCAAGAGTTGAAGGTAGTCGCACCCTCGCAAACCCTAACATAAAGAAACAGATCACTGAGCTCAAGAAGCAGCAACGTTCCGAGCTGCTGGTAACGATTGACGACATCGCTCATGAGTACGCTAAGCAAGCGTTTGCTAGCCTTGGTGATGTACTAGATTACAAGGTACACGAAGAATTAGTGACCGACACCGATGGCAATGTGTTCCTTGATACTGATGATAACCCAGTCAAAAAACACGTTGCTGATATCTACTTGAAACCGAGTGATCAGATTGATTGGTCACTGGTGCAGGATATTCATCGCGGTAAGGATGGCTTGGTGGTCAAGTTGTACGATAAGCAAAAGGCATTGGATAGCTTGTCTAAGTTGATTGGTACTGACGATGATAATGTTAATGAACAACGGATCCGCAAGCTTAAAGCTGACGCGGATATTGCGGAGGCTAAAGCTCACATTATGAATGCCTCAACCGATAGTACTGAATCAAAAGTTTCTGAATATCTGGATAAATTGGATGACGTCCTAGGTGGTGATAGCGATGGCAATTAGTGAGCTATATACGCCGAAACAAATTCAAGTGCTGAAAACCTTGCGGCGGACGGACTGGCGACTACTGATAAACTATGGTGCTGTTCGGTCTGGTAAAACTGTCGTTGATAATGACGCCTTCTTGATGGAACTGCGGCGTGTTCGTCAGGTTGCTGACAAATTAGGGGTCAAGGAACCAATGTACATTTTAGCGGGGTATTCAAGCAAGTCGCTACAAAACAACGTATTACAGGAACTGACGAATAAATATGACATTAACTTTCAGTTCGACAAGCATAACTCTTTCACACTGTTTGGCGTGAAAATTGTGCAGACGTTTACCGGGTCTATTGCAGGGCTGGGTGCCATTCGTGGGATGACCTCGTTTGGGGCGTATATTAACGAAGCTAGCCTTGCTAATGAAGAGGTATTCAATGAAATCCTTAATCGGTGCTCAGCACAAGGTGCGCGAATTATTTGCGATACGAACCCAGACGTTCCGACTCACTACTTGAAAGCCAGCTATATTGATAACGATGATCCTAAAGCAGGAACCGTTAGTTTCCATTTTACAATCGATGATAATACCTTTTTGCCCCCACAATACGTTGAACATCAAAAAGCGGGTACGCCGTCCGGAGTGTTTTACGACCGTGCAATACTCGGTCTATGGGTATCTGGTGAAGGTATGGTGTATAAAGATTTTAATAAGGACGAAATGATTATTCCACGGGCTCAATTGCCAGCAGACTTAACTTACTATGCGGGAGTCGACTGGGGCTATGAACATAAAGGAACGATTGTTGTAATGGCTGATGATCGAGTTGGCAATACTTATTTGATTGAAGAACATACACGTCAGTTTGAAGAGATTGATTACTGGGTAGAGATTGCAAAAGATATTCAGCATCGCTATGGCCGAAATGTTAAGTTTTGGGCTGATAGCGCGAGACCCGAACACGTTGCACGCTTCCAACGTGAAGGGCTCAAGGCGTTCAATGCTAAAAAATCGGTTTTATCAGGAATCGAGTCGGTGGCTAAGTGCATGAAGCAAGGCCACTTTTTTGTTATCAAAGAAGCGATTGATGCCTTCTTAGATGAAATCTATCAGTATGTCTGGGATGAGGCTACGGGCTTACCCGTCAAGCTTAACGATGACGTAATGGACGCGTTACGGTATGCCGTCTATAACACACACGAACGGCTCAAGGCACGGACAATTAAGAAGCCAAAGGGATTAAGAGGATAGGAGGTGAGCGGATGCAGTATGATTTGAACAAGAAGCGCGGGTCCAACGTTGCGATTGACCGTGAATTGGCTGGCAATATTGAAAACCCTAGCTTTGATGTAATTAACTATGCTATCAATCAACAACAGCAACGTATTGACCGTTATAACATGTTGGAACACTACTATGAGGGTAATCAGCACATCTTAAGCCGAAATCTTGAGATGGCGGCTAAGTTGGATCGTGCAGATGAAAAGGTAATGACGAACCACGCCAAATACATTACTGACATGATTACCGGCTTTACAACTGGTAATCCGGTATCCATTTCACCGGCGAACGGTAAGGATATTAAAGCCATTACGGATGCTCAGGACCAAATGGATATTGATTCGCATAATACGGAGATGGAGAAAGATTTAAGCGTGTTTGGGTGTGCCTATGAGCTGCTATACATCAAAAAGGTGTCAGACGCAACTACCGAGTTGGCAATTGAAAAAATTGATCCGCGCGGCTGTGTGCTGGTAACGGATGACACGTTAGATAAAAATCCGCTGTTTGGTATTTACTACGTGGAAAAGAAGGACCTGCTTGGTAATGCTAAGGGTTATTTGATTACTGTCTATACGGCCCACTGGATTATTCAGTATCGAACCAAGACAGGACGAGTGCTATCAGATGCTAATTTGGCAAGCAAACCTAAGGCCATTCAACATTATTTTAATGGTGTCCCACTTATTGAGTATCGTAATAACGAAGAGCGTCAAGGTGATTTTGAGCAAACGATTAGCCTAATCAACGCCTATAACGAATTACAGTCAGACCGTATCACCGATAAAAAGAACTTCGTGGATGCCTTGCTGGTAGTCTATGGCTTTACCCTAGATGAGGGCGAGGACGGTGAAGGAGCTAACTTGAAGGACGGTATTCTAGAAGCGCCTGGTAAAGGCGACCAGGGTGCTAGCGTTGAATGGTTGACCAAGAGCTTTGACGAATCACAGCTACAAGTACTTGTTAAGTCGATTAAGGATGACATTCATCAAACGTCTTACGTCCCTAACATGAATGACGAAAACTTTGCAGGGACGATTAGCGGTGAAGCTATGAAATACAAGCTGTTCGGTTTACTCCAATTGTTAGCGACTAAGCAGCGATACTTAACATGTGGAATTCGTCAGCGTCTACAACTGATGCAGAACATTTTAGCGTTTAAAGGCCAGTCAGTAGATGCCTCCGGAGCGACAATTAATATTGTTCCTGATATTCCAGTCAACATGGCGGATGTCATTAGCAATATCAAGAATGCTGAAGGTGTCATTCCGCAATTGGTATCACTCGGGTGGTTGCCTGGGACCAATGACCCGCAAGAGTTGATTAAGATGCTGGATCAGGAAAAGGAAAAAGCACTCAAGCTACAGCAGAAAGCTATGGGCGGCGAGCCCGCCACAGATAACGAGGAGGTAACTGCGGATGATTCTGGCAACGTTTCATTTAAACAAAAAGCAGGTAGTGAGTTATCAGATAACGGGCCACGCGAATAGTGCTATTAAGGGCCATGACCTAGTTTGTGCTGCTGTTTCGGTGCTTGGTCAAGCCATCACTAATGAGCTATCTAACGCCACTATTAAAGAAAATGGTGGCTTGTTTATTGGATTGATTGAGCCCAGTGCTGATAACAAAGTTCTGTGTGAGACCTTATTACACGGACTACAAGATATTTCAGCACAATATCCTCAGAATTTGCAAGTGGTGGTGAAGGGCAATTAACTCAGAATTGAATAAAATCATTAAAACGATTGGTGTATTTGTGATCGTGATAATTAAAATGCTTGGATTAGTTTCGCTTGGATGGAAGCCAATTACAGGCATTTTAATTTTGCTGTATTTGATTTTATAAGCTCGGAGGTGTAGGAGTGGCGGATGACAAACGCAAGTTAAGTTACTGGCAACTGCGAGCCGTTCAGAGCGAACAGAAATCACATGATGCTGCAACCAAACAAGCGACTATCATTGCGAGGGCGTACATGCGTGCTCAGAACTATTTGACTGGTGAGGTATCACAGATATATAAAAGATATTTTACAGATGGTAAAACGACGGGGTCCGAGGCGCAGCAAATTCTTAACACGAAAGTCAGTCCGACTGAACTAGTAACGTTGCGGGCTCTGGCTGATAATATCAATGATAAAGAGTCGAAGAAGCAGGTTACCAACTATCTATCACGGATGGCAGCTAAGGGCCGTATTACCAGATTGGAAGAGCTCAAGGCTAAGAGCTACATTGCGGTGAAACAAGCGGCATCTGTTGAGATTGAGAAGTCCACGGACCTTTATACCAAGGTAATTCAAGAAGCACTTGATCAGGCAACTAACGAGAGTATTATAGGTGGCTTTGATAAAGACGTCATTCTTCCGGGCGTGAGCGCTGATAGTCAGCCTAAAATGCACACTAGAACTATCTTTGACCCTAAAACGGGTAAAGAGATGGTAACAGTTAAAGTGAACCCAGACGAACCAATAACACGGTTTAAAGAGTTGTCAGGGAAGTACGTTAAGGCTACATTAGATGCGCCGTTTAAAGGCAAGAACTACTCTAAACGGATTTGGCATAACACGGACCAACTAGCCGACCGACTCAGTGAACTATTCACGGCTCAGCAGATGAGTGGTATGCGTGAGCGTGACATGGTACAAGCTTTAGCTAAGGAGTTTGGAGCTAGCAGCTACAATACACGACGATTGATTAGAACAGAAGCCAACTACTTTCATAATCAAACGAAGCTCAATGAATGGAAAAGACGTGGTGTTAAAACGTACCAACTGGTTGCCGTGCTGGATATGCGGACTTCAAAAATCTGTCGTAGTATTGACGGCCGTGTATTTAACGTAGATGAAGCGGAAGTGAATGTTAATTTTCCGCCGTTACATCCATTTTGCCGAACTGTCGCAATCATCTATTTGTCAGATAGCCAGTACATGATGCAACGGACAGCGAATGATCCAATTACTGGTGAAAAGCTCAAGCTGAAGCCGGATGCTACTTATCAGGATTGGCGCCAGGCAGTAATCTTAAAGCATGGTCCGCAGGCTTTCGATAGTTTAGATAATCGGGTTGGCAATCGTCGGTATGATACTACCCAGTATGATGAATACAAACGGATTTTAGGTGGAGATAACGTACCCGAAACATTCGAAGATTTTCAAACGATGAAGTATAATGACAGTGATAGTTATCAGAACCTGTTGAAAGTAGCGCGCGAAGTTCGGCGCGAACAATTTGCGTTGAACAATGTACACAATTTTGGTGAAGTGCACGGTGTTCCGTATCAACAGGAAGCCAACTCAGTTTTTGACCGTTATGTCGATGGACAACTAGTTACACGAAGATATTATGGTAAGACAGGAAAGGCCCGGCTGGACATTGATTTTACCGACCATGGTAATGCTAAAATGCACACGATTGTGCCACACGCGCATCCCTGGTTACGCGTTACAAAGAAAAATGGCAAGATTGTTCCCCGGCGTGAAGAACCTGGGCGGAAATTAACGATTGCAGAAAGGATTGTGAATAAAGATGGTGGTAAGACGAGTAAAAGCTGATTCGGATCACTTAGAGTCTTTGGAGCAACTTCGATTTGCGTTAGATGTTCGTATGGAGGTTCAAATCAAAATCAATGATGTTGAGTGGTACATTGGCTTTGACAGTGAGGGCAAACGTATCATTTCTAAAGATAATGGTGATTTTGATTATCACTTCAAAGATACTGACGACGTTGATGAGATTCTTGATTATGTAATTGATGGCAAGAAAATCCGTGACCAATGGCAAGATATCGTTATTGTTGCAATGTAGGGCGTTCAATCATTTTGATTGGGCGTTTTTTAGTACGACGAGGAGAACACGATGAGTAAAGATAATTCGGATTTAATGCGTTACACCGAGATGGCAATGAAGGGCTTGACGTTTGACGCTGACACGGAGCAAGGCTTTAAGCTCATGACGGATGCATTTCTAACATGTTATGAAGAAGCACTTCATAAAGGATATGATCAAGTAACAGCAATACAAACCGCCATGATGATCCTTTCGACAATGTTCCATCAGGATTAGCATGATGACCTGAGCACGTCTCTAAACTACTCAAACTAAATAGCATGCGTGGGTCTGATAATGACGCCACGGTCAATTTAGCACAATGTGTGGGGCTCTTAGAGTAATGCACGGGGTGCTTTTTTTGTGGCCTGAGTTATCGGAAATGCGTGGGCGTGGAGGAATTTAATTATGAAAAAGCTACTCAAACTAAAGATGAATTTACAGATGTTTGCTGACGGTGATAATGGAACTGGCGGGGATGAAGGTGGCAATCAGACGGCTGATAGCACGCCTAACACAACCGACGCCAATCAAAATAGCAACAATGACGACTCTGACCAAGACAATCAGGCAGATACGCCGTTTAAATCGTTTGCTAGTGAAAAGGACTGGCAATCAAGTGTTGATAAGCTGATTGCTTCGGCAATTAAAACACATGATGAAAAACAGGCTAGTGAAGCTCAGCAGCAAAAAGATTACGACAAGATGACTGACCTGGAAAAGGCCAACTATGATAAAGACCAATTAACCAAGCAACTTGCTGAATCACAGCGTCATGGAACTATTGTTGAAAATAAAGCCAAAGTGACGGCTCGACTGGGTGCAGACGATTTGCCGACAGCGCTGATTGCGGCTTTTGGTGATGATGTTTTAGCAGATGATAAAGGCGTGGAGGCGGCTTACACTGCAATCAGTAAGTCATTTACAGAGAGCTTACAGCAAGCAATCGATAAGCGAATCGCAAGCAGTGGGACCACATTGCCGGGTGCTGATACATCCGCAAATAAATCTGAAGGTGCAACAGCAGCTGAAAAATTAAATAACTCGCAAAAGCCAGCAAAGTCCAGTTTATGGGCGACAAAATAGGGAGGTACTAGATTATGGCCTATGTATTTGATAAAGGAACAGTAGAACAAAAGAATTTCATGGCATCTGAAAAGTTCGTATCATTCTCACGGCAGGTTGATGACACCAGTTACGCGGTGAAGACGGATGCTTTTGGACATAAAGTTATTCCAGCCGGCACGATTTATCCAACTAATGACGCTAAGGCGGAAGGAGTCACGATTAATGAAGTGGACGTTACACATGGTCCTCAAATGGTTGGCGTGATTGTTGAAGGCTATTTATTTGGCCAACGCTTACCAGTGGCGCCAACAGCTGAGGCTATCACGGCATTAAAGAAGATTACTTTCACTGATACGGACGCCGCCGTATCACAAGCCTAATTAAAGGAGGAGAAAACAAATGGCTCAAATTTCAGATTTATTCACGCAACATGATTTAATCGATTTTTCATTGAATCGGCAGTATCCAGCGATGCAAGGTGATGAACTATTCCCAGCAATCAAAGTCAACTCACTAACTGTTGATATCTTGAAACGTCAAAATCGAATTCCAGTGATTGCATCCTATGCGGCTTTTGATAGTGAAGCCGAAATTGGCAGTCGGTCTGCCTCGGGCGCTGCCATCGAACTGGCTTTGATTAAGCGCAAGATGCAGATTAAAGAAAAAGATTTGTATGCGATGCTCAATCCGCGGACGCCTGCAGAAGCTAGCTACTTGCAACAACACGTTTATAACGACTTTGATGTGCTCAATCAAGGCGTTTTAGCACGAATTGAAAAGACCGCTATGGACGTTTTAGCAACAGGTAAGACTATTTTGCCAGATGAAAGTGGTAAACTTGCTGTCCAACTTGATTATCAAGTTCCGACTGAACATCAGGAAGCTTTGACTGGAGCTGCTACATGGGATAACGGCGACGCGGATATCCTTGGTGATATTACGCGCTGGTGCGATAAGATGGATATTACACCAACCCGGGCGCTAACTAGTCGGAAGATTTATCGATTGATTACGACTAATACCAAAGTTCTACAAGCCGTGTATGGTAACTCTACTCGGGCACTTGGACAAGCCGACTTTGACACCTTCATGCAGGCACAAGGTTTACCAATTTTTCGGACTTATGATCAAAAATATACCCAAGTCGGAAAAGATGGCAAGATTACCAAGAGTCGTTACTTCCCAGAAAATCGACTTGTTTTAATGAACGATGACCCGATTGGTAATAAAGTGTTTGGACCAACTCCAGAAGAGTTAGCACAATTCAGTGGCCCAGCGCAAATTAACGCTGTGGGTAATGTTTACGATATGATTTATACCGAAACTAATGATCCAATTGGGACTTGGGAAAAAGCCTCAGCAGTTGCGCTTCCAGCGTTTGCCGCGGCGGATGAGGTATTTCAAGCTCAGGTTTTAGCCTAGAGGTGATTGATAATGAAGGTTCGCGTTAAAGATTACCCAATTCGGTATAAAGATACTCGGTATAAAAAAGGTGATGAGCTCAGCATTACGCAAGACGCGTTCAATGATGAGCTTTTTGTTTGTCTTGATAAGCAGAAGGACGAGAAAACTGCCGATAATGCTCAGTTAGAAACAGACGACGAAGAATAGAGGATGATCGTATGGCTAAACCAAGCCCACCAGATAAGGCGGGACAATTGACAAGACTATATACGCGATTAGGTGTTAAGAAAGACACGCCGGATGCTGCGGTGGTTGATGACATCTTTGATGATGCTGTTCAAACGTGCTTGGATTATACCCGGTCTTCACTCTCGACACCGATTCTAATTCAGGCAAAACGGCTTGCCATTATCATGTACAACGAGCAAGGAACAGAAGGCGAAGCATCGAGGTCAGAAGGCGGCGTTTCTCAATCGTTTGAACTGGGACTACCTAACATAATTAAAACCGCGCTAGCACCTTACCGAGTCGCGAAAACGAGGCGATTCTAATGCGCCTTAGACCAACAGACCTGACAACTGTTTATTTACGACAACAACAATCAGGTCACGATGATGAAGGTAATGTCATTACGGCGGGATGGAGCAATCCAATTGCAGTGAGGATGAACATTCAAGCTGCTGGCGGTTCAGTGAATGCGCAAATCTGGGGCAAAGACCTTAAGTACATTAAATCTGGTAAGTATCAAGGTAATCAGATCAATGAAGGTCAACAAGAAAATTGGGGTGTTTGTGTCAATGTTACTAAAGATAGCGAGCCAGATTACGTTATCAATTCGATACAAACATTCAGCACCCATAAAAATATCACTTTAGAGCAACGTAAACGAGGCGAATAGGATGGCTAAAGTTGAATGGCGTGGCAGTGATAAGCTGAAAGCTCAGCTCAAAAAAATGCCCAGTGTGGTTCACGATGCCATCTGGGATGCTACTTTTGATGTTGTTGAGAAAGCAGAGGGCTATGCAGTCAAAGAACTTCAATCCAGCGTTAAGTATGGAAATGGTGAGTTAGCTCGAAGTATTAAATATGAGGTTGTCGATAGTGATGGCAAGATTGTCGGTCGTGTCTGGTCCGATGACCCAGTAGCTCTATTTCGTGAGCTCGGTACTGGACGAGTGGGTGAGGAGTCGCAAAAAGATTTACCCGATGGATTTACACCAGTGTACAGGCAAACGCCTTGGTTCATTCCTGCTGATGACGTTGATACTGACCTGAGTGAACTGTATGGTATGCCTAAAATCGAAATCGACGGACACACATTCTATCGGACAAGCGGTCAACCCGCCCGCCAGTTTTTAACCCCCGCCGTCAAACAAGCCAGTCGTGAGGCACCAGAGATGATTAAGCAGAGTGTGGAGGCCGCACTCCATAACAAATTAGGGGGTAGTTGATGGTAATTATTAATGTGAAGTCAGTAGTGTATCAAGCACTAACGGCTATACCGGAAATTAAACAGGTCTCAACCACGTACCCAGATAATTTAACGGTGTTCCCAATCGCTGTATACAACACGGCACATAAAGCCTATTTTCGTGATGCTAATCAGCAGGAGTTGCAAACGGAATGGACGATCACAATTGACCTCTTCTTAAAAGAAGGTAGCACAACGGCAATCACGAATAAGCTCATGTCATCATTTGGTGATATGGGCTTTTCAAGCGATGTTGGTGATAGCAATTTAGCGGGTGTGAATCGCACTGTATTACGATTTACTGGTGTTGTTGATAACACTAGTCACCGCGTATTTGAAAGTTGAAAGGATGATTGAAATTGAAAAAGAATTTAACAGTATTTGATTTACAACGATTTGCTGCAGACGCTAGTGCCGGGCTTGCCGGAACAGGGACCAAGCTTGAAATGTCAGTGGATGGCACTAAGTTTGATGAAATTGGCGGTATTAAGACCGTTCCTGACATGGGCTCAGACCCAGAAAATATTGATGTGACTGATTTATCAGATACGAAAAAGAAGTCAGTTCCTGGGATTGAAAATACATCAACGTTAGCTTTTACCTTTGTGTACAAGGGCAGCAACTTTGCAACGGCTTTAACGCACAATGGTGACAATAAGCAATATAAATGGAAGGTCACTTATCCTGATGGGATGACAGCTTCTTTCACTGGCTCATATACCGTCAAAATGGGTAACGTTGCTGTCAACGGAGCACTTGAATACACGATTTCGATTATCGTATCGGACGGACCGGACTTTGCAACGGCCAGTAGTAGCGCCGGAGCTTAGAACCGTCACATTTTATCCAGATAATAATTAACTTGAGTAAGAGACGAGTAGGCCAGCAGGCTGATATGAGACGAATAATAAAAATGGAGGAACTACGTTATGACAGTAAAGAAAGCAACTAAGAAGTTTGAAATGGGTGGATTACAACTTGAATTAAAGTTAACAGGCCGTGATATTTTGAATATTGAAAAACGCTTGGGTAAATCTATGATGTCGCTCTTTATGAGTGCGGATGGCGGAATGAAATTGCCACCATTGAATGAAATGCTTATCGTATTGCAAGGTTCGAACCAAACTCACGGCGTTACTGATAACGACATTTTTGCTGCCTTTGAAAAATATTTTGATGAAGGTCATGCCCCAATGGATTTATTTACAGTGCTAACAGACTTATTCCAGGAATCTGGTTTTTTCGGCAAGACAGCTTCGGCTTCGAAGACGAATACGGAATCGGAAGTCACTCTGGACAACGAACCAACGACCGAGACGACACTTTAAGCAATAATTACCAGACTGTTTCTGAGTTGCTAAGTGCTATTTACCCATTGGCCGTGCAATCTGGGATTGATTCTGACCACTTTTGGGAACTTGATTTTGGTGAACTCATGGTTCAAGTAATCGCAAATAATCGTAACCGTATAGATGATATGCGAATGAGAGCGGTAATGGATCACAAGCAAGCTGAGATGATGGCATTTGCTTTGAACGACCCTAGCAAAATGCCATCGGTTGAAGAGGCTTATCCATTTATCAAAACAGCGACTAGTACATCGTCGGATTCTGTTCCTGAATGGAAACGGGACCAGTTGCTTCTAATGCAGCAATCGCAAAAGATTAAGACAGCCCGAAAATTCAAAAAAACTACATAGAAAGGGGGAAACAACGTGGAACTTGAAGAAATTGAACTGCTATTCAAAGTGAACACTGAACAAATGGAACAACAATTTGCCAAGGTTCAACCGATGATTGATAAATTGATGGGGAAGACCGCTGATAGTGCGAGGTCCGGTATGGACAAGACCGAGCAGTCGATGGATGTTTCTAAAGGTGTTCAAAAGTTGCAAGACCAGTTGTCCGGTTTGAACGAGACTATCAAAACTGCATTCGAACGAATGAGTAGCTCGACATCTACCGGGGCTAGCAAGGTCAACCAGAATGCTGGCAAGATGTTTACCGGTAGCCGGGTTAAGGTAAAACAGGACTTACAGGCCATGCTGAGTGATATCAATGCAAAGATGGATCAGGCCCGAGCTGCTCAAGCCAAGATGCGTGACTTAATGAATCAAAAAACGTCCTTGAATACCGCTCAACAGAATGGGACGCAAGGAATTAAAATTGATAATCAGGTTGCGTCCGCTCAAGCTCAGATGACGCGTTATCAAAACCAAGCTAAAGCTCTAGCCCAATCAATGCGACAAGAATTTAAAGCGGTGCCGGACTCACTGCGGCAGATTTCTAAAGCTATGGATCAAAACGAAGTTAAAATTGAAACCTATCGGCGTCAGTTGAAGGCGTTGCAGGGCTCCTATCGTGATGTTCAGGATTCTATGAAGACGATGGGTGCCAGCGACCGGCTGACCAAGCAAAGCACGGCACTTGAAAAGAGCATCATGAGCACACGCGATAAGATGAACAAGCTCATTAATTCCAATGATAGTCTGAACAAGAGCTATGCTTATGTTTCTGATCGTGGTGACGAACTTAAATCTGTAATTGGTAAGCTCAATACTGAGATGGGTGAATCCGGGACGGCTGCTACACGAGCGGCAGGTTCGTATAATCGTTTCGGCAGTGCGGCAAGTAGCGCAATGAATAAAGGATCAGGTTCCGGTAAGGGGCCTTCTAATTGGTTCAGTCGCATTAGCAACGGTATTCAAAGTGCAACAAGTCGGATACGCAATTTTGGAAATAGTAGTAGTTCTTCAATGAACAAAGCCTCTTCTAGTGCTAGACGGACCAGTGGGGCCCTGGGCGGCATTGCCCAGCAGTTGAAGTACCTCCCATCACAATTAATCGTATTTGGGTTGCTGTACCAAGGCTTGACGCAACTTGCTACTGGGATGATGACAGCATTTAAGACGAACGCGCAGTTTGCAAGTAGTCTGAATCAAATCAAGGTCAATTTACTGACAGCATTCTATCCGATTTACAACTTTGTACTTCCGGCTGTCAATGCATTAATGTCGTCATTATCTAAAGCGACATCATGGTTGGCACAGTTCACATCAGCACTAACGGGTATGAGCTATTCCAAGGCGCGGCAAGGTGCTCAGGGACTTTATGAGCAATCTAAGGCACTAAATGACACGGCTGCCGCTTCTAGCAAAGCTTCTGCTTCTGTTAAGAAGGCAAACGAAGAGATTCGAAAGCAAAATGCGGCTCAGGCTAAATCAGTTCGTGAAGCAAATGCTCAAATTCGGGCGCAAAATCAGGCTCAAGCAGCCTCAGTTCGTGAGGCTAATCGACAAATTGCGGAGTCGAACAAACAAGGTGCTGCCAAAGTTCGTGCTGCTAACGCGGCAATTGAAGCCGCCAATAAACGTTCTCAGGCTTCCATGGAAGCAACCAAGAAAAAGAACAAAGAACTCATGCAGTCTTTAATGGGATTTGATGAGCTCAATGTCTTGGATAAGAGTAGCGATGATGAAGACTATTCCTACGATAAAAAGCCTAAAGAGACATTTACGCCGCAAGAAATGCAAGCTGCGCCAGAGTCAACACCCACGCAAAGTGCACCAGAAAGTACACCGTTGCAGTCGACGGATGACATTGGTAGTGAAGCCGGTAATGATGGTGTTAATTTTGGTGTTCCGTTAGGTCAGTCATTCAATAGCGCAACGGATGCAGCAAAAAAGTTACAAAAAGTTTTGGGTGAACTTTTTGATCCAATGAAGGCGGCGTGGGACGCCAAGGGTAAGTCGGTAGTAGATGCGGCTAAGTATGCTTGGAAAGAGGTCGGACGCGCCCTTGGGGATGTTGGTCGGTCGTTTATGCATGTATGGGATAACGGCACTGGTCAGAAAACAGTAGAAGCTATCTTACAATTGTTAGCAGACATGCTTAATATTATTGGCGATATTGCCAAAGCTTTCTCACAAGCATGGGAAGGTGGCGGCGGTCGTGGTACTAAGCTAGTCCAAACCATTTTTAATTCGCTAAATAATGTATTGAAACTGATACATGATATTGCCACTTCATTCCTTAGTGCATGGAATGGCGGCAATCTGGGCGAACGGATTTTTGCCAATCTCATTACGTTGGTGACAAATTTAGTCGGTCTGATTGGTGATATCGCTAAGGCGTTTGATAATGCATGGAATCATGGCAACACTGGTACCAAGCTTATTCAATCAATTTTAAATGCATTGAACGCTGTAATAAAAGTGCTTAATAATATTGCAGTAGCATTTCGTAATGCTTGGAATAGTGGTGCGGGTGAGAAAATTGCATCAAATCTCTACAAGATATTCACAAACATCTTTAATACTGTTAGTGCACTTGGCAGCCAATTTGATAAGGCTTGGCAACATGGTGGCGTTGGTACATCTATTTTTAAAACGCTGCTCGGTATGGTTAATGACATGTTGGGTGCGTTAAACGACATGACAGGAGCAACCGTTAAGTGGGCTTCTAAGCTTAATTTCACACCCTTACTACAATCGATTGATGGATTGCTAAAAGCGATTAGACCAGTAGTCAAAGATGTATGGGACGGCCTGGATTGGGGATATCAAAATATCCTGTTACCATTGGCCAAATACACGATTACTAATTTAATCCCAACGTTCTTCGATGCATTAGCTGCGGCGCTTAAATTGGTTCACAGCATTATTCAAGCTTCACAGCCAGCATTTAAATGGATATGGAATTCGTTCCTAAAGCCATTAGCAAAGTGGACTGGTGGAGTTATCGTTGGCGTGCTTAAGAAGTTAGCAGATGCATTAGGCGGGATTTCCAGTTGGGTAGATAAACACCATACGGCCGTTGAAGCAATGGCGAAAGTCTTAGTAACTATGTTTGCGTTTAAAGTAACAATGACGGGGCTAAGCAATGGAATAGGACTACTTGGAAAATTAGCTGATAAAGCGGCTATTATTGGTGGTAAAGGGCATGTTCTCAGAGACTTTTTTAAAGGGATTACTGGAATTGATAAGCTAGAAGAAGCTGTTGGCAGCGTGAAGACATTATGGTCGCTTGCAAAAATGAAGTGGTCAGATTATGCTACTGCATTAGCAGATGGTTGGAAGGCGCTCAAGAGTTGGTCTGTGTGGTCTAAACTGGCTGCTGTTGGTCAAGCTGCATTGAATGTAGTTATGGACGCGAATCCAGTAGCATTAGTGGTATTGGCTATCGCTGCATTAGTTGCTGGATTCGTCGCGCTATACAAACATAATAAGAAATTTAGAGATTTTTGTAATTCTGTTTGGAAGAATATAACCAAATGGTTTGGTGATTCAATCGATTGGATTTCTAAAAATTGGACTAAAATAATTGGTTTTATTATTAATCCGGTTGGCACGATTGCTTCCTGGTTCCTTAAAGATACAAAAACAGGTAAGAATATTCTTAAATGGGCATCGAAATTACCGGGTAAAGCCTCCGATTGGGCTAAGAGTGTTGGTAAAAAAGTTGGAACTCATATAACAAATGCCAAGAAGGATTTTCAACAAGCAGGAAAGAACATTGGTAATTGGACTACTGGCTTTGTTGGCGGCGCTAAAAGAACCGTTAATACTTGGGCGTCGAATATTGGCAGCGGTGTTCATAAGAAAGTTTCTGATGGTAAAAAGGCCGCTCAAGAAGCGGGTAAAAAGATTGGTAACTGGACGTCTGAGTTTACGAGCAAATCTAAAGGTGCAATCGTCGGTATTCGAAAATGGGCATCAAATATCGGTAGTAATGTTAATACTAAAGTCGAAGATGGCAAACGATTAGCCAAGAATGCGGGTAGTAAGTTAGGTTCATGGGTTAATAACTTTAGAACTGGCGCAAGTAAGACTGTCTCTAGTTGGGCTGGAAGTTTAGGCTCGAAGACTAGTTCTGGAATGGGGAGTTCTAGGACGGCTGCGTTAAGAGCCGGTACTCAGTTAGGTAATTGGGTTGCCTCGTTTAGAACTGGCACGGGTAAAACAATTGCAAAATGGGCCGGTGGTTTAGGCGGTAAAATTGGTGGCGGTCTTTCATCTGGTTGGAAGTCTGTAAAAAAGGGTTCTGCGGATGTTGCTAATGCAATTATTGGTACGATTGGAAAAGCCGTTAATGGCGTTATCGATGGCATTAAATGGATTCTCAATCACGTAGGTGCCTCCAGCAAAGCAAAGTCATTGAGCCACTGGAGTGTTCCTTCATTTGCAACTGGTGGTCGCCATAAAGGTGGTCCAGCAATCGTTAATGATCAGGTTGGTGATAAGTATCGTGAAGCATACAAGTTACCAAATGGACGAACAGGTCTTTTCCCAGCCGTTCGCAATATGATGGTCAATCTTCCGAGAGGTACTCAAATTCTCAATGCGGCACAAACGGCTCGTAAAGTAACAGCAATGGTGCCACACTATGCCGGTGGTATTGGAGACTTTGATTTTGACTTTTCAAGTATTGGTAACTTCAATTTGCCAAGTTTCAACTTTAGCATGCCGAATTTTGGTGATTTGTTCAGTGGTATAGGGGACAGTGTAGGCAGTTTTGCCGATGGTGTGAAAGATACGGCAAGTGATATCTGGGACGATGTCACGCACCCTGAAAAAGTATTGAAAGCTGCTATGAACAAGTTTGTTAAATTTACCGGCTTAGGTGGCTATCCGCTAGATGTTGCTAAAAGTATGGTGGATTTTAGTGTTGATAGTGCTAAAAGTTGGGTCGGTAAGATTCTCAAAGAATACGGCGAGAGCGAAGGACCAAATGGTGGTGCAATCACTCATTCAATGATTAGTCGCGCACTCGAGATGACTAAAGTTCCTAAATCGCGGTGGTCAAAGATGCAACACGATATCATTGAAGTGGCTAAGTCAGAGACCGGGAATCGAAATATTATGCAGACAATTACTGATGTGAACTCGCTAGCTGGTAATCCTGCAGGTGGACCACTACAGTATGTCAAGTCAACCTTTGATGCATTTGCTTTTCCTGGACATCATAATTTCAGATCATCATTTGACCAAGTATTGGCTTATCTGAATAACTCAGACTATTACAATGCTGCCGGTCATACAGTCATTTGGGGCACGCCTAAATTTGATTGGTTGCACAGTGGACCGATTGGGCACCGCCGTTTTGCTAACGGTGGTCTTGTTGATACTCATCAAATGATCGAAGTGGCTGAACAGAATAAGCCGGAAATGGTTTTACCTTTAACTAACATTCCACGGTCAATGCAATTGATTAAGCAGGCACTAAGCTTCATGGGACAAACGTTCAGTGATGGATTACAAATGCCCGCAGCTTTAACTCAGTCGATGGATATGAGCAGTCTGGCTAGTCAGCCAAGTAATACAAGTACACAGAGTATGAATAGTGGTGGCATTAACGAGCTTGGAACAAGCATCGTTAACGCGATTGTACAGGGCTTACAAATGACAAACGTTGGCGGCAGCATGAACAATCAACCGATCAATGTGAACTTGACGTTGCAAGTTGGTGATGAGAAGTTCGGTAATGCTGCTATTAAAGGCATTAACGCGGTAAATCAGAAGAATGGTAAAAACATGTTGAGACTATAGGAGATGATTACGATTGACATATTCACTGAAGATTGGTGGGACAGTGGTTAAAGCACCACAGTCCCTAGAAGTTGCAATTCAAGATATCGATGCCAAAGCATCGCGTGACGCGAATGGACTTTTGCATCGAGACCGTGTCGCAATCAAACGCAAGTTAACAGTAAAATGGGGGCCGCTAACACTGGCCGAGAATAGCACAATACTAAAAGCTGTCTCTGGACAGTTTTTTTCTTGCAGTTATTTAGACCCACAAGAAGGTGCAGTAGTGACCAAGACATTTTATGTTGGTGATCGGACTGCACCGATTTATACACTTAATCCAGTGACATCAGATTATATTTGGCAGAATGTTTCAATGGATTTCATTGAACAGTAGGCGGGTGAAAATTAATGATTAAGCAATCTGATTTAGCCCTCGCTGCATGGAAGGCAACTGAACGGACGTTGGATGCAGTTGTCACAATTAACAAGATTGACTATAAAACGACAGATATTGCATCCATTTCATATGACGCAGGTGGCTATACTGGAGATACGTTTGGTATTGGCTCGAATTATGAAAACAGCGTGACAATTAAGTTTTCGCACTTAATTGAAGGACTTAAACCCGGCATGACGGTATGGCCTAAGATTGGTATAAAAACATCTAATGGCTATGAGTATAGCTCGCTTGGTCTTTTTATCGTATCAGATGACATTCAAATGGACCGAAACAACGATGAGACAACAATTAAGGCATATGACCAGATGTGTCTACTGGAGGGTACCTACACTTCTAAGTTAACTTACCCTGCTAAAATGACCAGTGTGATTGCAGAAATTGCAAATTTGGCTGGCGTGTTACTCAATACAACTGACATTAGTCGTTTGCCTGTACAAGTTAACTTACCGAGTGCTATTACCGGTCAAACGTATCGAAATGCAATTGGCATGATTGCTCAATTTTATGCTGGATTTGCAACGTTTGATAGGGACGGCAAATTAACAATTCGCACGATTACAGAGCCAGATTATACATTAGATCCGAGCCAATATGAACAAGGTGGCTTAACAAAAAATGAAGCACCATACAAAATTGGCGGTATTCAGTGTGAGGTCACAACGACTACTACGGATTCAACAGGTCAGAGTACCGAAACTACAAACACGCTTCAAGTAGGGGCAACGTTAGGATCACAGATTAAACTCACCAACAATTTGATGACAATGGATCGTTTAGCATCAATATGGCAACAGTTACAAAGCTTGACCTTCTACCCTTTCAGTTTGAATTGGTTTGGCAATCCTGCAATAGAAGCTGGCGATTGGCTAACACTACAGGATACTAAAGGAAACAAGTTCAACGTGCCTAATAATGGTTATACTATGACGTTTGATGGCAGTTTGTCTGCTGTTTCTAAAGCAGATCAGACCTCAACCTCTAGTAGTAGCTATGCTTGGCGAGGCGAGCTATCACAATATGTTGCTGACTTAGGTGGACGGCAAGGTGCTTCGGGTAACTATATCTATGGTACAGATACAACTGAACCGCCATACGGAGCTAAATTTAACGATATCTGGTACAAGCAGAACGGTAATAAAGTTGAATTGTGGACTTACGAGCGTCAGGCAGATGGAACTGGTAAATGGGTACTTACTGTGTCGGACGCTACTGGGGAAGAAGTGAAAGCAAAAGTTGACCAAGTGGAACTGGAAGCTAAGGCTAGTACAGATGCAGCTAAAGCGGCCAGTGATAAAGCTGACCGGCTTGCGGCTAAGTACGATGATACAAATGCATTAGCTAATCAAGCTATGGATAAAGCAGTAGGTGCACAAAGCGACGCTAGTTCCGCAGCTGCTAAAGCAAACTCTACAGCCTCGGAATTCGGAAAAGTTGACCAAAAGGCAGAGAGTGCCTTAGCTAGTGCACTTGGCGCTCAAAGTGATGCTAGTGTTGCCGTTAAACAGGCCTCTTCTGCTGCAGCTGATTCTAAAGATGCCAAGCAAATAGCCGGAGCGGTCAGCCAGAGTTACAAGACTCTAACTGATGGTTCAACTATGACCATTGCAGAGTTAGAGAATGGTCTAGCTACAAAACTGACTAAGACTGATTTGGATGGTTATGCCACTGAGACCTGGACACAGAATCAGATTAAGGTTACCGCTGATGGAATTAATGCTACCTTGTCCAGTGTTAAGAGCACCGTTGACGGTCAGACTACCAGTATTAATGACCTGAAGGCTGACTCAAGTTCATTTAAGAGCCAGTATACGACGGTTAACAATACTATTGGTAAGCAAAGTACGGATATTAGTACCTTGCAAGCTACGTCCAAGGAATTGACTACCGGGTTTAATACACTCACGACGGATAATAAAACTAATACGAATGATATTAGTCAACTTAAGCAAACATCCACAGAAATCAGTAGTACTTTAGAAACTGTTAAAACGCAGGTTCAAAACAGTGCTGTGGGAACTAACTTATTACTCAGTACAGGTGATCTAAGTGCTAATTGGGGTTTTAATGGTACTGTAGATACTAGTCAAAAGCCAGCCGTATTGCATTATCCTATGAACTCGCTAACTAGCGGCAATTATGTAATTGCCCAGCAGTCCCTTAATGACGGATTACTCCAACCTTCTACAACATACACTGCTAGCTTCTATGCTAAGGGTGAAGGAACATTTGCGTTCTATTGTTATCCAGCTGTGTCAGAAGGTGGCGGTGATAATCACACTAATATAAAGCTGACTAGTGATTATAAGTTATACACCAAAACTTTCACTACTGATCATAATATATCAGGAGGGAAGGCTTTGTTGCTTAGGCAAGACTATTCACCTTCAGCAACTGATCAAAATACGGTAGAAGCTTATGTCTATGGGCTTAAGTTAGAAAAAGGTAGTTTAGCTACTGATTGGTGCCCTAATCCAGCGGACAATGCGACGGTTACTGCTGTATCTAAACTTTCTCAAACTGTGGATGGTATGAAAGCTGATATTTCCAAGAAGATTGAGCAGAAGGATCTAAACGGTTACGCCACACAGGATTGGACTCAAAATAAAATTAAGCTAACTGCTGATGGTATTAATGGAACTTTGTCCAGTGTTAAGAGTACGGTAGACAGTCATACAACCAGTATTAATGAGCTAAAGGCTGATTCCAGTGGGTTTAAAGCTCAATTTACGAAAGTCACTGGTACTCTTGGTAAGCAAACTACTGATATTGATGCAGTCCAGGCATCCACTAAGTCTTTATCTGCTAGCTTTGATTCTTTAAGCAGGGAAAATAACACTAATAAGCACGATATTAGTCAGTTACAAGCAACAGCTAAGTCTTTCAGTAGCACTTTGGTAACTGTTCAGACACAAGTTAAAAATAGTGCTGTTGGGACTAATCTATTAACAAATACCAGTGACCTTAAAGCTAATTGGACTTTAGATTCAAGGACTATTGTAGATACTAGTCAAACTCCAGCCATATTGCATTATCCTAAGACCACGTTAACTTCATCTGGCGCTTCGATCATTGCCAACCAGCAACTTAATGATGGATTATTGCAGCCTTCAACGACATATACTGCTAGTTTCTATGCTAAGGGTACAGGAACATTTAGATTCTATTGCTACCCAGGTGTAGCTGAGGGCGCATCAGATACTATTACTTTAATAAAACTTACAAGTGAGTATAAACTGTACACCATTACGTTCACTACTGTTTCGAATTTATCAGGAAATAAGAATTTATTGCTTAGGCAAGACTATACACCTTCGGACACTGATGAAAATACAGTAGAAGCTTATATCTATGGGCTTAAACTAGAAAAGGGTAGCATAGCAACTGATTGGTGCACTAATCCAGCTGACAATGCAACAGTCACCGCTGTTTCCAGCATTTCGCAAACCGTGAATGCCATTCAAACGACTGTTCGTGGAAAGGTTGATAATGACGTATACCAGTCCAAGATGACCCAATTAAGCGGCCAGATAACATCGGTTGTAGGACAGGTCAACACCTTTGGAAAAAGAAATATTGTAACTAACTCCCAGTTCCAATACGATTATTTGGCTGGACCATCTTGGACTACAACTGGTGCGACTACTGATATGTGGTATAAGTCAGATTATGCTTGGGCATGGGTTAATGGTTATCAAGGTATTTGCTTTAATCAGCCAACAACGACGGATAATAGTGCCTGGTATGCTTTGCACTCGAGAAGAATTGTTATTGGGCAAGATATCTCGACTCCTTGGTCGGCTAGTGCTTATGTGAATATCGATACCGTTGGCCTCGCTGCGGTGATTACTATTGAATTTTACGACACTAAGGGTAGTCGTATTGGGCTTAAGGAAACGTATAAAACCAGCCGTGGACTGGAACTAATTAAAGTTGAAAATGCGGTTCCCCCGGCTGGAACTGAAACAGTTTGCCTTGCGTTCCAAGTTCATGGTGGCGGTCATGTTGCGATGATATGTCCAATGCTCAACCAAGGAGATACTGCTGCGGCCTACACTCCTGATATTTCAACTGGCGAAGACCTTCAGCGTGCATATTCGGCTATCAACCAAACTAATGACCAGATCAGTTTTATGGTTGAAAAGAACGGTGTTATTAACGCGATTAATGTCACTTCTGAAGGAACTAAGATATCTGGTAGCAAACTGCATATTACAGCGGACACCTACATTGATAATGAGATCGTTAAGAACTCTATGATTGAAAACCTAAGCGCTGATAAAATTACTGCAGGTACTATTAATGCTGCTAATATCAATGTAATCAATTTGAATGCGAACAATATAACAACCGGTACAATCCAAGGTAGTAGGTTATCGATTAATCTGAATACTGGTAATGTTGAGTTCCAAGCAGGGCGTATCCATTCGGCTGATAATGCGATTGATATTAATATTAACAGCAAGTATATGTCAGTCGCTGACAAGGATAACCGTATACTCATATCTGGTGGGGAAATCCAAATGATCCAACCGCAATTTTTCGACCGTCAAACTAGCCCGTATGTTCGTATCAGTAATGCTCAGGCAGGGGCATCTTGGGGTGGTGCAACTTTCTGGGGACGTGACTATTTTGTGGTCACTAACGGAGCTAACGATGGAAGTATCTTTTCTTCGCCACTGGGAGAAGAAAAGTTCGCAGGCATTTCTGGAGGGCACTCGACCTCCGGATGGCAAGTAACCAAGATCGGCGGTGCCGAACGGGGTGTGATTATATCTGGGGGTAGAGAATATAATAATGGCTACATTAGCTATTCGCCATTTATAAGAGTTGGTGATCCTGGTCATGCAGGGACGGGTCTACATGGTAAGAACATCACTGTGATGGCCGATTACATTTATCTAAACTCTCCTCATTCAACATCTCATGGTGCGAACGCATATTTGGCCCCCGATGGGGCATTAGTTCCATCGAATTCCGCTGCTAAGTACAAGACCGATATTGTTCGAACATTTGAAACCCAGCTAGGTGATAAACTTCTAGAAGTTCCAGTTGCACATTGGAAAGACAAGGAAGAGGTATTAACCAAGACCCTTGACCCTGATGCTAAAACTCCAGAAACTTACTTTGGAATGATTGCTGACGATCTGGATGATGCTGGCCTGAATGAACTGGTTGAATACGATGATAAAGGGAGCGTCCGGGGTATCCAATATGACCGGGTCGCATTAGCTCTTATTCCATTGATCCGTAACTATCGGGATCGTATAACTGAATTAGAAACTGAAGTCAAAGAAATGAAAGAGGTATAGTCAATTATGACAGCAAGAAAAGAAGTATTAACATTCACAAACGGACAACTGGTAGCCATTGGAAACACTTTGTCAGAATTCAGGCTTAAAGGTCGAGCTTCGCTTGGGCGCACCTGGTTGATTAATCATCTTGAAGAACTAAACAAGCAATTTAATGCTGACCAATTAGCAACTCAAAAGACTTTCTTTAAAACAGATAAAGATGGGGATTTTGTTTATAAGAAAGACAAAAAGACCCTAATTCTGAAAGACGACTACACCATGGACGAAGCTCAAAAAGAGTTTGACCAATTAGTGAACGAACCAGTAAGTATTGAAATCAGCTCATATTCTGCACGAATGAAAGCTTTATTTCATGCACTTGAGGACTATCCATACGAGCTGGAAGGGCAAACAGCTTTAGTATACGCATTGGTATTCGATCAGTTTGATAAAGCATATGGAAAAGGGGAATAAAAATGGAACTATTAAACACTAGCATCTCTTATAATATCGATGGAACTGGAAATACGAGTTCTGTAATTGCAGGTCTTCGTGGCGAAGTAGAAGGTCGAGTAACTATTACGGCAAATGTCACTATTTATCCGACAGACTTAGCTAAAGATGAAACTTTCGATGATCTAACAAAAAAAGAATTATCCAAACGTGCGATGAATAAGATTCCATCAATAATTGACTCTCTAATTGCAGTTAATGGTGGGTGGAGTTTTACTGCTGGCAGGATTTCATCTGTATCCACTCAATTTAATCAGTCTGAAACTGGCACATATGTGAATGCGAATGTTACTGCCACTGAATCAGATTTTTCAGATAAGAAGTTAGACGATGTTACAATGTCGGAGGCGCAGAGCGTGCTGCAATCCATTCTTAAGAATGAATTGCCAACATCATAAATATTAAGTGAAAGATGAACTTTGAAGAGATGGTGAATTGAAAATTAATAAGTTAAAACGACTAGGCCAGTGTATTTTAGGATGCTTTTGACCGTTCAATCAGGAATGACAAATAGGAGGTAGACAATTGAATAAACGTAAATTAAAGGCACTCATCTTAATGATGGGCGCCATTTTTATGGCCTTTTTAATGATCAACGTTACCAGTCAGGCTGCTCGTATGGATATGGTCGATGTGTCTAATAACAACGGCTACATGTCAACGACAGAGTATGTTTCGATGCGTAATGAATTTGGTGTTAAGGCCCTTACCGTAAAGATTAGTGAAGGTACAACCTTCAAAGATGGCTATGCTGCTAGCAATATCGCTAATGGTCAAGCAGCTGGCTTATACGTCAACGGCTATCACTTTGCCCATTATAAAACTAAGGCTCAAGCAATTGCCGAAGCTGACTTTGCTGGTCAGGCAGCCAAAGCGGCCAGACTACCAGTGGGCGCAGTATTGGCAACGGACGTAGAATCGGCTGAGGAACAAGGAATCTTGTCACAAGCGGCCAACGACCGCAACAATGCTGCCTTCATGAAAGAGATTCAGAAGTTTGGTTATCGGGCCGACATTTATACGTCTGGATCATGGGCTAACAACAAGATGACCATCAAGGGCAAAACAGGTTGGGTTGCTGGTTACCCCTATGTCATGTCTGGTCAGAAGTGGTATACGAATAACAATGCCTGGCAATGGTCCGGGGCAGCTCGTTTCCGGATTAGCTACGGTGGCTTTGACGTCAGTCAACTTTATACTGATTACTACACAGCTGGTCAGAAATCAACTGTCAAGCCAACCGATCCAGATGCCGTTAATGATAACAACCAGGAGGCCAACAAAAACACTTCCAAGCCATCTAATTCGGTCAAGTGGGTCAAGGAGTCAAAAAACTATACGCTCAAGACGGCGGTTAAGCTACGCACTGGCACGTCAACGGCATCAAGTGTGATTGCTATCTTGCCAGCTGGGACTACGGTCAAAACTGACCAAGCTATCATTCAGAATGGTTATCGCTGGGTACGTCAGCCACGATTTAATGGTTATGGTTATCTAGCAACCGGCCCGGCAAGCAATACGCTGGAATACGTAAAGAGTGGTGCAACTCATACGTATTACACAGTCAAGTCTGGCGACAGCTGGTGGTCAATCGCTCAGCGCAACGGCCTAAGTATAACTACATTAGCTAGTCAGAACGGCAAGACGATTTACACCACTATCTATCCTGGTCAGCGATTGGTGGTGCGGTAATTGCATACACTATTAGGATTAGGTTGGGATGAATGGGGATCCATTGTTGCCATTGTCACTAGTGTTTGTGTGTTAGCTAACTGGATTTTAAATAAAACGGTCCGCATCCCACTTAACGATTTAGGAAAGCGGCTTAGCCGATTTACCAATGAAAGCTTAAAAGTACGACAGCAAAACGCTGACGCAATGAACGCGATTGAAAATCGGGTCATTAAGGTAGAAGGCCGGTTAGATGGTCATGACATTGAATTTAAACATCTATATGAAAAGGAAGCCAAAGGAAATGAAAAAAATTAGTTTTAAGAATGCCGACGGAAGTTTAAATGGTAAGTTGATTGCTGGGATTATTTCGTTACTGATCGTTTTGATTCAACAAATCTTTGCCATGTTTGGCATTAAGTTTACTGGTGACTGGTCAGCCATTGTCGCCGTTATTAATACTGTATTAACGATCCTTGGTATGCTGGGCGTTATTACTGACGTTCAAACAGTGACAGTACCAACAGTTAAAAGTGACGAGGAAAGCCAGATTGAAGCGACCACTAATCAGACCGCTGACGAATTACAAGCACCAACGTCCACAGTCGCTGCAGTGAATAGTTCTGCATCATCTAACACTGAAACGACGTCAGAATCCGCCTCACAATCAGGAGAAAAAGTAGTATAATAATCGTGAACTGTTCTAGTCCCCCATGCTTCGGCGTGGGGGATTTTTTGTTAACAAAATATATAAAAAAGAGCCAGTCAAGACTGGCCCAATGTTTAAATAAATAAAATGGGTGTTCTGTTTCTCCTAAGATAATAAAGAACACAGTTATTATACATTAAACCTGATTAATATAACAAGGACTTATTAATATTTTTCTATAGATTACTTTCGGTATTGTGATATAAACCGACAAGTATTATTATGTCCCTTGTCCTGTTATTAGTATCACAGCTTTCAAATCCCTCCAAGATTGTCGGTTAGTGGTGCCGGAAGTGATGAGGATAATCTTCTGCTTGATGGGTGGAAGATTTTTTTGTGTTGCTTGCCTGTATATTTTGTTAGTGAGAGTTTAGATTTAGCATTATTAGCTGTCAATATAGCTAATTAGATAACTACAAGACTTTACAGAATAGCAAGTAATAAGTATAATATTAATTGTCTCTAGTGTAGTTTCTAGATGATAGTTATAACTTGATTAATTCCCCTGCGCTTCGGCGTGGGGAATTTTTTTATGTATTACCCGCCTAGGAATTTTGGTGCACATTTGGTGCACGTCGTGAAACAAAACGTTGCTATGTTGGTGCCTAACCACCGTATACTACTCCGGGTGGGTACGTCAGCCACGATTTAATGGGTTATGGTTGTCTAGCAACAGGCCCAGCCAATAATTCACTGGAATACGTTAAAACGGATGCTTCTCACACGTATTACACGGTCGTTTCAGGTAACTCATGGTGGGTGATCACTCAACGCAACGGTTTAAGCGTCTACACGTTGGCAGCGCAAAACGGTAAGAGTATCTATTCAACGATTTATCCTGGTAACAAGCTACTTATCAAATAAGTGAGCTTTCTAGAAGTGACACGCAATCTGCGTTTTATATTATGATATAATAAAACACAGACTAGTTGGTGTGCTTGCCCACACTAGCCTGTGCTTCCAAGTTTATTCTGCTTTACGCTTTTTTGTTAGCTTTCCGAATAAGTAAGGCAAACTTGGTTAATCCTAATAATACGGTTACCAAATCTTTAGTAGAGATGGTAAGCGTAAGATGCAGAATGATTGAAGATATTACCATTGAAGGATTCCTCCTTCCGGCAAAATAGTGGATTGATTAAGTCCCGTAAAATTTGCCTATCTTTAATTTTACCATAATACTTTGTTAAACTCAGTATTATGAGTAATCAAGAAACGTTATTTGTTGATGAATAAATTGTTGAATTTTTTCTACTAGAAGTGTTAGAATGTTTGTAGATTGAAGATACATTATTGAAGGATTCTTTCAGTGTGGACTGATTACCCACACTAAGTTTCCAATCTGTCAT